AAAGCAATGGTGCTTTGCCTGAAGACATGAATTCCATGTCTACACTTCCGGCATTGTGTTCTAAAACTTCATAGCCGAATTCACGTTCAACCGGATTCGTTGAGCTAATCGACATCATCACTCGACGGTCTTGTTCTTCGTCCATCATCCGAACTGAACCCATTCGGTACTGGGTTTGAACTGGTAAGTCTCTGGTCTCGACTTCTTCCGCTTCTCGCTCTTCCGGTTCTTCTGCGACTTCTTGAGCTTTGGCAAACGCCACAATGTACTCGTCTTGCGTTTCTTCAACGTCAATGACATGCCGCTCAGTCATGCTAGTTAAATCCATAACTCTCTCGCTTTGATTCACGATTTTCTCACTCCAACTTTTGCCAGCATCCCCACCCCACAAAGCCCAGGCGATTCTGCCATTACTTGGATAACCTTTTTCACCTGGTCGAAATCCTTCGGCTTTTTTGTCAATTTCATGCCTCGCAAAAAAGGATTTCATTCGTTTGACGGTTGCCAAAGGAAGGCTCTTGCCGTTGCTGATGTCTCTGGCTCTGGCGATTCCGACACTGGTTCCGCCTCGTCCAAATTCTCGTCTCCACTCTAGGCCACGGTTTGCCTCGGCAATCATGCCCTCGGTGGGTTTGTAGCTTTCTGCCATTACTCGACTTCTGGCTCAACAGGACCATGAGGCGAACCAAGAGGCTCAAAGGCTAGGCTGATTCCGTAGCGTTCCGCCATTTCCTTGTCTGCCTGCATTTGTTGGAAGACTTCTTCGACGTCTCTGCCGTATTGCCGCGCTACGTCATTGAGGCTTTTGAATCCGTTTCTTACTGCTTCGACTTCTGCCCGAATTTCTTTTGCTGGGTCCACCCAAGAAAAGCCTCTGCCTCTAAACTCAAGAGTGTTAGAAAACTTATCGTAGCGAGTAATCGGAATCGGGATTGAGCCGGAAGTCATTGCCATTTTCAGCCACTCTTGAGCAACAGGCTCGCACAGGTGCTGAATCAAAAAGCTTTGAATCTGACGGTACAAGTCACGCTCTTCTAGTGCGCCTTGACGAATCGACGAATAAGAAACGCCTTCGAGGTTGTTTGACAGGCTGGTGTAAGAAATGCCCAAGCCGGAAGCGATTCCGCGAAGAACACCTTTGTGGAATTCAGCGTAAGCACTGGTTGGATGGCTAGGATTCCACTCTTGAAAGCTCATTCCAGCCGGAAGCTGCTGAATTGATCCAGGCTCGCCAGACATGATTTGGTTCCCGTCTGCTGATTCGTCACCAATAAATCCTTCACCGTCTGCGCTAACCAAAAAACCCATTTTTGCGGCTGATGTTCGAGCCGCAATCAGTTCTGCCTCTTCATAACCTGACAGGATTCTCATTCTCGTCATTGCTGACGCAAACCAAGAAACGCCTCTGGTTTGTTGCGCTCGGTCTGGCAGGTAAATGTGCAGGATGTCTTCAGCCGGAACTCTTGTCCGCTTGTCGCTTCTTCTCTGTCCGAACGTATCGAACGGATGGCCTTGGCCTAATTTGAGGTAATACGCTACTGGTGCGTCAAACTCGTCGAGTTCCACACCCATCACCACTCTGCGGCCTCTTGGCTCAGTCGTAAAATATTCTTCGTCGAGATAATCCGGCTCTAGCACTTGCAGAGCGAGTCCGTCACGCCAACGCTTGCCACGAACAAAACGAATCAGAATCTCGCCATCACGACAAAGTCCCTGAATCACTAATCGCTGAATATCTAGCCAAGACTGACGCTGATTTGCTGAACAGCTTTTGCCCCAACGTCGAAAAGCTCTTTCAATGATTTCATTGCCAGCAGCATCTAACTGCCCAACATTCGGCTCATTCAGATTTCTGGCGCGAGACTGAAGAGTGAAGCCATGCTCGCCAACTACGTTAGAACTCATCAGTTGCAGGTAGCGCCTGGCGTAATCGTCGTTTCTGCAAAGTTCTCTGGCTCTGTCTCGTAGACGTCTAAGCGAGTATTGTAATTCTGCGTCTGAGCTGGTCGTTGAACCAACAAAATCCGCCAGGAATCTTGAACCAGCCGCTCCGTCATATCGACGCTTTTTCTGCTTTGGGCTTGGGTTCTCTGGTGCTTGTCTGTGGACTCTATCCGTGAGCCACCACATTGCTTCAGCGATCATCCTGCCCTCCTGAACTCGACTTTAACGAGATTGCCAGGACGTTTGCCGCTTCTGACTCGCGTCAGTTGCCGCTCTTTCGTGACTTCTTGACGGTAATAGTCGCGCCACTTCATTAAATCGGTGATTGAAAGCTTGGTCAGTGAACGGTTCCCGATTGAATACTCTTCAACGTCATTGTCTGCTCTGCCTTCCAAAAGACTTTGGATTTTTTCGAGCATGATTTCAGCGTGAGTTCTTGGGTCATGGGCAACGTCTGTGTCCGTCAGAACGTACCACTGTCCCTCGCCAACCTTGATTTTTTCTGAGTCACTGGTGCGAGTAATCCAGGCTTGCCAATGAATGTGTCCGGTGGGGTAGCTTGCGGTTGTACTGGAAGAAACTTCAATGAAGTATTTGCTGTCTGCCTCTGTTGCGGTAATCGCAATCTCAGCAGAACTGGTCCCGTGACTTCGTCCGTAGTAGGTCAGAGAGTAGCTGTCTGGAGGATAGTCAACAGCAATGTCATCTCTTCGCCAAAGCCAGCGTTCGCCAGCTACAAGACGGTCAGGTTCAATGGTAGGATAGTTTGCGCGGTCAAATTGATTGGTTGCCATGCGCTACAAATAGCATGGCTAGTCAAGGTGGGATGTTCAGACTGTTACTTTTGTTTCTTTTGTTAATTTAGCGAGGCAAACAAGTCTAAACAGTTGGAATGGCTTTCAATTCGCCAGCGTCCGCCAACCTTCATTGACGGAACTCGTCCAGCTTCACACCATCGGTAAACCGTCATTGGTGTTACGTCTAATTCGTGCGCCACTTGCTTTGGCGTGAGGTATCTTTGGGGATGTGGTCTTCTTTTCATTAAAACCTCTGAATCCAGTTATTAGGTCTTCGTGCAGGTTTCAAAGTTCTTCGTTGTGGTTGAGGTTGAGGTTGGGTAACGCTTTCTTCAACAGTTTCAACTACTTTAGCAGTTCTTTGCAGTCTTTTCCAATCCCGAATGTTTAGCGAAGACAAGGCTGCTAAAGCATAAACTAAACAATCCAAAGCTTCGTTTCTTGGTCTGATTTTTATCCATTCGCGTCTTGGAAAGCCTTTGTGGTACTTGGTGACAATTTTCTCAGCGGTTAATTGGGCAAAGTATTCTTCATCTAAGTGTCTCGGAAACCTCAAAGCCTCTGGTCCTGACGCTATGCGAAGTCTGCCAAAAATCGCTTGTTTGATCGTATCCACCCCAACCGGAAAGAGTTTGATTCTGCCGGAATTGTTTCGGCTTGGTCTGCCGATTGGTGGCTTGCCTTCACCTCCCACACCTTTGATTGCATAGATTCTGGAAGTGGTTCTGCTTCTCACAAATTCATAAACCGCTTGCGTAAAGTGTCCACCGGAGTCGATACAAGCCGCTTGCACTGGAATCTCATGCCCATCCGCACAACGCCAGCGTTCTTTCAGAAGTTTGTCTAATTGAATCCAAGTCTGCGGTGCGGCTGGGTCAGAGTGAAGAATCTGATGGTCAAGAATGAATCCTTCGTTGTCCTTGCCTGTTCCTAAAAAAGTCACTTCTAGCCTGTCATCTTGAACGTCAATACCTGCCGTAATCACCAAGACTTCTGCTGGCGCTGGTGCTTTGTAGACTTCTCGACGGTTGTACAAACCGTGTTCGTCTATGGTTTCGCCTTGGTCTTCCCAAGTTTCCGCAAGATAAACATTCGTCCAAACCTTCAACCGCTCTGGGTCACTCTTGACTTCCAAAAATCGCGTCACTGAATCAACCAGACTAACCCAAGGCGAGTATAAGCCGGATAAGTGATAGCCTTTGGTCTTCCGGTGTGGGTACTTCTCGCGCCATTCGCCTGACTGTAAACTGGCTAATCGCTCGCCTTCTGTCCAAGACTTTTGGCAATGCTGGCATTCGTAGTGAGCGGTTTCCGGTTCGTTGTGTTGCCAGCGGACGTTTGACCACTTCAGCACTTGGAAGGCTTCACAGTTTGGGCAAGGAACTTGGAAAAAGGCTTGTCGAGAATCGTCAAAAGCCTTTTCAATGCGGCTGACTCCTTTCAAGGTTGGGGTACTGGTCAGAAGAATTCTGCGAGAATGAGCAAAGGTGACGGTTCTTTGAATCGCCAGGTCCACTGGGTCGCCTTCGATTCCTGCCGAATGTTCAAATCGGTCAATCTCATCTGCGACTAAAAGGCGAATGGCCTTGGAAGCTAAAGCGGTTGCAGTGGTGGCTGGTGCAAGCGTAAGCCTTCCGCCTACAAAACTTCTATGCAACAAGGTGTTCTGCTTATCACCTCGCTTTGGGTCTTCAATGATTCCGTTGAAGCAATCGGCATTGGCAAACAATGGTTGCAGTCGGTCTTTTGCAAACTGCTTGGCAAATTCGATAT